GAACGGCCAGATAGTCGCGGCATGGAACTGCGGGATTTAGTCTTCCTCGGGGCGTGTCAATTGCTTGCCGATTCGGTGCGCCGCGACGGGTTCCAGATTGCGGTGCGCGAGATACCCAAAGCGCTCGCCTTGTCGAAAAGTATATGGGACGCCGCTGTCGAGGATAAAAGCCTGTGAGCTATCCCATCCTGCCGTCGCTCTCCCGCGCTCCAGCGTTCAAATCGACCCGCACGGTGGCGAAGGGTGCAACCCTCTCCGACCCGATGGAGTCCGGCTACGTGGCTACGCGGCCGCGCTTCACCCGCCAGCGCCGCACCTTTGGGGTGACGTACGACTTTTTGACTGGCGAAGATGCGCGCGTGCTCGATATGTTCGAGTGCTTTGGCGTGATGGGCGAGGCGGGCGCGTTTTACATGCCCAACCTTCTGCCCAACGGCAGTTTTGAGATTCCCGACCCGATGGGCGGTATCTCCGGGTGGACGCCCGCGGCCGATCCCGGCTGGTCGGTCGCGCTGGGTGCGCCGCCGTCCGATGGCGCCAATGCGGTCGCGTTTGTGATCTCCGCCGCGGCCACCAGCACGGCGCAGACCGGCTCCGTCCTCTCCAATAACAACTTCCCCGCGCTGGCTGGCGATGTCTACCAGGTCAATGCAGACGCTTCATTGGTCAGCACCTACGCCGCAGCCGTTGCGCTCAAGTTCGTGCTGCAGCTTGCGTATGCCGATGGCTCAACCATGACGCTCACGGCCCCGCTGCTCGCGGTTGAATCCTCGGCATACACGGAAGTCACCGCCGCGCTGACGATCCCCGCCAGTGGCACCGGCGCGACCGTATGCGTCGCCACCGCCAGTTTCGTTGCAACGCTGATTACCGGCACCACCGACGCGGGCGTAACTACCTCCGGCTCGCCATCCGCAACCATCCTGCTCGATGCGGTGGGCCTGGCGCTGATTACGCCGCAGCAAGCCTTCGGTCGCATGCCGGGATCGTCGCCGCTGGGCTCGCTGGTGCGCTTTACCAAGACACCCGCGCTGCGCGACGCAGGCTGGGCCGGCGGACAGAAGCGTTACGCCTGCACCTTTGAAATCTCGGAGGTGTAGCGGATGAATCTCGCCGTTCTCTCCCTAGTGGCTGCGCAGGATAAACATAAGCTGGCGTCGACCACGCCGTGGCTGTTGCTGGTGGATTTCAACTGGCAAGGCGAGCATGTGCGCGTGGTGCGCAATACCGACCCGGTTACGTTCGATGCGGGCGACGGCGCGGGGCCGCAGGTGTACTCACCGTGGGCGTTTGAGATTACCGGCGCGCAGACTACCAACGACGGCAGCCTGCCGCAGATCGCGTTGAAAGTCTCAAACATCAACCGCCTGATTGAAGGCGCGCTGATTCAGTATTCCGGCGCGGTGGGCGCAACCGCCAGCCTCTATGTGCTCAACACCGAGCACCCGGCGGGCGAGCCGGATCTCGCCATGCAGACGACCATCATGCGGACCAGCACAACCGCCGCGTGGGTCACCTTCACGCTCTCCGCCATCTCGCCGCTGCGGGCGCTCTTCCCGAAATATCTCTACTACCAGGGCACATGCAACTGGCAATACAAGGGCTTGCAATGCGGGTACGCCGGCGGACTCACGGCCTGCGACCTCACCTTCGACGGCGCGAATGGCTGCATCGCGCACGCGAATCAAGCCCGCTTCGGCGGATATCCAGGCATCGGCAGCAACGGCGCCAGCGTGGCAGGCCAGATTTGATTCTTGACGTGAAACTTTACGCCGACCTGATCGGCAAGCCGTTCTTGGAAGGCGCGCGCGGGCCGGAGGCGTACGACTGCTGGGGATTGCTCCAGGCGGTGCTGCGCCGCATGGGTCACAACCCCACCGACTTTCCCTCGGACCCCGCGCTGCTGTTGCAGGCTGTCTCCGACGAATGGCAGCCGCTCGACCGCGAGCCCATCGAGCCGGGCGACGGAATCTTGCTGCGTTCCACCATTGCCCGTTATGTGTGGCATGTGGGCGTAGTGGTTTCGCCGGGCCGCTACCTCCATGCGCGCGAGTCCGTTGGGGCTTGCGTGGAACGGTTCGATACCCCGGCAGTACGCCGCCGCACCGCTGGTTTCTATCGCTATCGAGGGCTTCCAGTTTGATTCGCTTAGTCGCCATTGCCAACCCGTTTCAACCGATCCTTTCGCGGACGGTGTACGAGTTGTCGCACGTCGACGGCACCATGCTGGCGGACGTGCTGCGCGATGCGGAGATTGACCCCAACCGCCATACCTGCATCATCGACGGCTACGCCGTTCCGCCGGAGATACTCGCCGGCTACCCGGTGCGCGACGGTGTCGAAATTATCGCTATCCCAACCGTCGCTGGGCATGGCTGGGAGAAGATGACTGCCGAGCTCGCCGTGATGGCTGCGGTGGTGGTGGTGACCGGCGGACTCGCCGCGGGTCCGATGGCTGGACTCGGCGCGGGCGCGATGGGCTCTATGTTCGCATCGATCGGGCTGGGCGGGCTGAGTTCCGCAACCGTCGGACTGATCGGCGCGGGCATCGCATTGGGCGGCAACATGCTCGTGAATGCCTTCCTCGGCAACGTGGGCGGCAGCGGCAACAACTCCGCAAGCTGGGACCCCACCGGGCCAAAGACCGTCGCCTCGGGCAGCACGCCGATCCCGAAGGGTTACGGCACCGTGATGAGCGGCGGAAACATTATCGCCAGCTATCCGACGGCCGAAGGCGAAGACAATTATCTCAACGTCGAGGTGAGCCACGGCTGGGGGCCGGCGCGGTCGCTCGCCGATCTGCGCATCAATAAAAACTCAATCCAGAATTTCATCGGCGTCACCTACCAGGTGCGCTACGGCTCGAACGCGCAGACACCGATCCCCTACTTCTCAAACATCGTCAACGGCTACCCCCAGGCGACACGCTGTATTGCGGTGGGCGCGGGCGGCTCGCCGGTGGTCATCAACGGAACCGGAACCGCAACGCAGGGGCTGGAAGTTGTGATCCAGTTTCCAGACGGCGTCTTTTACTCGACCAATAACGGCAACACGATACCGCTGCGGGTTGCGTACCTGATCGAATACTCGGTGCATGGCTCGGGCACCTGGCAGCAGCCGTACATCCCCGACGCCACCCAGGACATCATCACGCGGGACATCCACGGCGTTATCACCTACGCGCCGACGTGGGTGGTCATCCCCAGCAATACGCACTACTCTTCGGGCGTCGTCTATCAGTGGGATAGCGGCTCGCATACGCCCGGCGACATCTGGACCGGCACGCAGACGCTTACCATCGTCCGTCCGGACGGCTCGACTTTTACCACCTCGGTCGCGCTTGCCGGTGAGTGGCAGCCGTGCGACACCAACCTAAACCAGCAGGGCGTGATGAGTTGGCGGCAGGGCTACGTGATTTTTTCCGGAGCGAATCAAGGCGCGCTCTACCACCAGACCGCCATCTACAATCTGACGCCCGCGCAGTACGACGTGCGTGTGACCAAGTACGGCTCCGCCATCTCGCCCGACGCGATCCAGCAGGTTGAGGGCAATAACAACCGCACCGGCGACCAGGTGTGGGTGCATTCCATCAACGAAATCCAGTATCAGGATCTCGCCTATCCTAATATGATTCTGGCCGGCGTGCGCGCGCTGGCCACCGACCAACTCTCCGGCGCCAGCATCAACCTCACGGCGCTGGTTACGTTCGGCATCAACGCCACACTGCCCGCGGCGCTCGCCGGATTCGGCGAAGATAACCCGGCGGTGGTGGCCTACGACATGCTCGTCAATCCGCTGTATGGCGGCAACGTCTCCGCCGCCAACATCGATGTTCCGGCGTTCGCGGAGTGGGCAGCGTACTGCGACCAGACGGTCTCCGATGGATTCGGCGGGACGATCAAGCGCTCCGTCTTCAACGGCATCTTCGACCAGCCGGGCACGAATCTCTGGAAAGCGCTGCAGAAGGTCGCCATCCTCGGCTATGCGTCGATGGTGCAGATCGGGCAATACTACACCGTCAACATCGATCAATTGGTGACCGTTCCGGCGCAGGTATTTACCGTCGGCAACGTTATCCGCGACAGCATCAAGGACACCTGGATTGCGCTGGACGATCGCGCCAACCGCATCGAGGTAACCTTCGCCGACGCCGCCCGCGACTACCGCACGGACGAGCCATGCGCCGTGATGCTGGCGGCCAACATCAACACCGGCGCGGAGATCAAGCCCACCCGCGTGCAACTGCTCGGCTGCACCAACCGCGCGCAGGCGTGGCACTGGGCATACCGCAAGCTGATGTCGACTTCGCTGTGTCTGCTGCAGCGCAGCTTCGATGTGGGTATTGAGGCGGTGGCGTGCCAGGTTGGCTCCGTGATCGGCATTCAGGACGACGTCACCCAGTGGGCCTACGGCGGCCGGATTCAGGCAGGCAGCACGGCGAGCAGTTTGATAGTCGATCGCGACGACCTGCCGTGGGCCTCGGGCGTGGGTTGGACCGCGACCGTCGTCCATCCGGTCGTGCAGCGCGGAACTGGGACAGTATCAAGCATAACCGGCAACGTCGTAACCTTCGCCGCGCCCATCCCCACCGCGCGCGTCGTCAACTTTACCGGGCCAACCGGGACGAATTACATCATCGAAGGTGTAGGAACCTCAACTGCAACGGTGCAGAGTGTCACCGGCTTATCGGGCGGGCAGGCGGTCACCTTCTACGATCAGGACGTCGTCGACACCCAGCCCATCTCCGCGCGGGTGGGCGGAGTACTGACCCCCTATGCTCCATTCCTTCAGGCGCCCAGCGCCGACTCGCCGTGGGTGTACGGACAGTCCGCCGGAGCGTTCCCCGCGCAACTCTTCACTGTCACCAACATTCGCCGCAAGGGTGATCTGCAGATGACCATCGACACGCTGGTCTACGAGCCCGCCATCTACTCGGACGACACGCCGCTGATCACCCAAACGCTCTCCGTGCCGGATGCCAACGCGGCCGTTACCAGCCTCACCGCAGTCGAGAATTACACCATGGCGAACTCTGCCAACGGCGGCCAGGCGTCGGTGATCAATGTCGGATGGCAGAACGGGCCAAACACCGCGCGCACGGAACTCTGGATCGCGCAGAGCATGCCCGCCATCCCGCAATCGCCCGAGCGGCTGTATGAGACGGTATCGAAGGGCACCAGCGCACAGCTATCCTTCGCCACCGGAACCATCCTCCAGATTCGCGCCGTCGGCGTCGACGCGCAGGGCAACCCGGCGCCATTCGCAACCGCGCCGGTAGTCACGATTACGGTGCAGGGCTCGGGCTCTGCACCGGGGGATGTGCCGCTGTTCGCAGGCGCGTTTGTCTCGAGCGTTACTGTTCTGACTTGGGGCGCGGCAACCTCGGCGGCAAACTACGAAGTCCGCTACAACTCCGACCCGGCGAATACCAACTGGAATACTGCCGGGCTGCTGTGGAGCGGCAGCGCGCTTACTTGGGCGGATGCGCAGGTGCGGCTCGGCTGCTATCTCATCAAGTCGATATCGAGCACGACGGTTGAATGTGTCAGCGCCGCCTCGTGGAACTACCTGCAGAATCCCGTGCGTGTCAACACAATCGGCCTGATGCCAGGGCAGGGTCCGTTTGTCGCGCTCACAACGAACACCTACGACAGCGGAACCAGCCTGTCGACGCTGGTCTTTACGGTGGTGCCGCAGTCGCCGCTATTGACGGATGGAACGCCGGTCGCGTTGCCTGCCTCGTCTGTCTCGTGGACAGGCACACTGGCACCTACGACGGTGTATTACATCTATCTCTACCTGCAGCCGGGCACGTTTCTGCTGGCGGCATCGACCGGCGGATCTCCCACTCCGGACACGGCGGCCAGTACGCCGGATCTCAACTTCTGCTCGGCGAACGGAAACTATCTCGCATTTACCGCCGCAATCACCACGGCCGGGCCTGTCAGCGGGGGTAGCTCGACGGGGGCAGCGTTCGACGTTACAACGACGATGGTCACCGACTTCTTTGGTGATCCGGCGTATGAGGATATCGACATCACCGTCATTACCGGCGGCACCGGGTACACCAGCGGCACCGCCTCGCTTACGGGCACCGTGGCACCGCATCAGACCTCCACCAGCACTCGCCGCATGGTCAGCTATACCGCAGTCGGCGGCGTGGTTACGGCGGTCTCGGGGTGGGATTCGAGCCTGATCTGGCTGGCGCCGCCCTCACTTGTCATCTAAAAATTGCCCGATCCTGGCGCTGTGCAGCATAACCGAAGTATGAAACTCATCCGCCTCCGCATCCTTGCGCTCTACCTCGCCGCCGTCCTGGCTGGCGGCCTCGCCGAAGTAGCCGCAGCGCAGACCACGTCCATCACCGCATCGAGTGGCGGCATCCGCATGGGGGGAGTAACGCTTGCGACCGGCTCGGCGGTGCTGGTCCCGGTCGATGCCTACGGGCATCCGATCGCAGTCGAGATCTCCGGCGGCGGGCTGAATATCCCCGGCTCAGTACAGAAGCCGGTGGGCTACTCCTGCACTATCACGGCGGGCGCGCTGGGAACCTGCAATGTGCCGGATGAGATTACCGCGCAGCCCAGCGGCTTCCACTACAACATCACTATTTCGGACACCACCACCTTCGGCCATCCGACCAGCGGAATGTCTTTTCTGTTGCCGAGCGTGGGCGGCATCACGGGCGGCAGTTTCGCGCTGGATCTCTACGTTCCCACGGCATCCGTGCCCACGACCGCAGCCCTCACATTCACCAGCGGCTCCGGCACCCCGGTCGGTGCATGTACGGCCCCAGCACTCTACACCAACACGGTGTCTAGCACTCTTTATCAATGCGTCGCGGGCGCATGGGTGCAGATCATCGGTGCCGGCGGCGCGGTCAATAGTTTGACTACCACCGGAAGCGGCGCGGCAACACTGGCGGCCGGAGTGCTGAATATTCCGGTCGGCGGCAACCCGTTCTCTGTGATGAACTACGCTGGAAACTCCGGCGGAACGATTGATAACTCCGCCGCGGTGACAGCCGCCTGCGCGGCCAATGGTCAAGTGTTCTTTCCGGTTGGCACTTACAACTTCACTAGCAA